TGTTCGTATTTAGTCAATCATCCCAGCAGATAGAGATTGTCTAGCAAGGAAAACCCCACCTTGCCCGTAATCGGATTGAACTTTCTGAATTGAAACGCCCCTACCTTCCGCTACACGTCTTACAAATAAACTTTGTATTTCATCAAGTTGTTTTTGTATGACTGCTTTTCCCTCTGGGGTCATTACGTCGGGAGATTTATTTGGAGCATCTGAAGAGCTAATTTTTACAGTTTCAATATCAATTGGAATAGTTACTACGGTTCCGATTGATCCTATTTGGTTTTGTTCGCTAGTCGCAATTATTTTATCAGATCCAGCCGTCACGTAGTACGCAGCCGATGCTAATTGACCTTCTATTAAGGTAGTTACTGGTTTATTAATCAGACTTATTGCAACACTTGCGTCATCCGATCCCATTGAGTAGCCACCTGGGGAGTCTGCATGTATTACTAACTCTTTGACTCTCGGATCGGAATCTACTTGGTCAGCCATGTCAACAATTTCTTGATAAGTTAAAGTAGGGGCATAACCAAAAATTTTATCAAACATGGAAACTTTATTAGATAATACGCCTTTAATTTGTGCGTGTGCTACGCCGTCTTTGTCCACTTCATATAATTTTTTTGGAGAATCTATTTGAGATACGGACATGGATATTTTATTTTCTGGATTAAAATTCCCTTGATTTTTGTTGAAATTCTCTAAATCTTTATTGTATTTTTGAACTTCTAGACTATTCATAAGAAAAAACATATCCATATTTTTTTATCTTGTTTATTTTTCAAGTCCTGTCAATATTTTTTTCTGTGATATTGCCAATATTTTTAATTGTTTGCAGTTGTCGCACTATCTGTATTTCCATCGGATTGTATTTCAGCGTTTTGTATGTCGGTATTCATTGGAATATTTACTTTTGCTAGTTTAATATTTTCGTCTTCTAATAAAGCTATGTTTTCGTCAAATTCTGTCCCGTTATGATCTAAAGATTCCCTTTCATGGGTAGTAAGACATAAATCTATGTTTTGTTTTCTTGCCATTGCCGTTTTATTCGGATCAATGTCAGGTTTTGCAATACCTACCCAGTCGGTTTTAATCCATGCATTACGTATGACAGGAGATTCAAGACCGTTTGCAATTATATTTCCCTTGCGAACTTCCTCCATAAACCACGATTCAAACCATGGTCTATTGAATCCGTTATTGTCTTTTTCTCTTTCAATTTCTAACATTCGCCAAGCTAATATTAAAGTTGCACGTGATGCAGAATAGTTTTGATTAAAAGTTAATTCGATAACCTCGACAGGCATTCCCATGGATCCGCCAAGGTATTTCATCATTGATTTTACAAACAAATCAAAATTTACATTGGGTCTTTTTGTATCATAAGAAATTAATTCTTCATTAGCTTTTAAGTTTTGAACAAAAATACCTGGTTGAGTCAATTGGGCTTGTTTTACAGTTTGATCTACAGCTAAATCTATAGATTGAAATTCTGATTTTCTTGCAATACCCATTAATGGACGGGAACTTGGAGCGTTACCAGGTTTAACCCACGCTGCGATACTGGCATTCATTACAGCCGCTTGTAATTCTGCTACTTTGTAACTTGTTAATTTCGAGAGATCATGCAAAATTGGAGATAGTCTTGAAATACCTCGCATCTGTCCGGGTTCTTCACGCTCAAAATAATGTATTACCCATAAATCTCCACTCGGTGAATACTTCGGAACCCTTACACCCGAAATAAAATACGCTACGGTTTTTCCTTGGCTATTATATTCAATTCCGTCTTTGTAGAAATTTTTTCTTTGTGTTACGGAATACAAATCATCATCCGAAGCCGATCACAATTGATCGACATTGTAAAACTGTAATGCAATAGGTGACATACGATTTGATGATTCATCTTTTCTTATGACTGCTAAAACTTCGCCGTCAACAATCATTCTAGTTTTTACGAAATGCTGAACTTGTCCGCCTGCCCATTGACCTGTTGAATCACATTCTTTTGATTCGAAATATAATTTCCATCGAGCTTCTATATTTTTTGTAAATTTTCTACGGTCTTCATTAGTCAGTTCGTCATTTGGATCAATTAAATACCATTCGGGAGTAGATTGCATTCTTAGCCCTGTATGGATTGCTAAATCTGCAATACGTCCTACAATGGATCTTGTTTCGGTTGATTCTAAATGAGATTTTCGAGCCTGATTTCTTAATTCTTTATAATTTTTAAAAATTGTAGTAGTAAATGGCAATCCATCGGAATATTTCTGACCAAACCATCCGTAGACGTAGCCATTTTGGAAATATCCTATCTGAGATACACCTTTTAAATTTGGACGATCTCCGCCATAAGGTATTACTCCATTGATGGAATATTGTTTTTTTATGTATTTTTTGAATCTGTCAATTAATCCCATACTAATATTGTCTTACAAAATCCACCGATAACAGTCCATTTCCTTCTAAGTTTGCTAATTCAGCCTCTAATTCATCCAATTCCATACGTAAATCTTTCAATGATCTGTATTTTGCTGATTGACTTCCTTGCCCAGTGCTCAAAGTATAAGATTCGGTTTTTAAATAATTTACGTCTGACAATATAGTATTTATTGCTGAGATACGATTTCTTAGAGCTTGTTTTTCCGATTCAATGGACATGAAATACTTTCTAATTGTATTTTTTATTTTGTCAAGTATTTTTTTATATTTCTCCATTCTCTAGGCTATTCCAAAATTCATTCCATTCAATGTATTCCAATCCATTATTCTGAGCATACGCCCAAGCTATGTAATAAACTGCACCCATTGCATACACTCTACAATCTAAAGCTTCGTTTCTTTCATGTATTTTTTTCCAACGATAGACAGTCGTTCCTCCCTTGGTTACCTCTGGGACACGATTTTCACTGAGATACATTTTAAAAATTTTATCTGTATAATCGCTAGGGAAATGACAGTACCCTCTAGGTATCTCGCCACCATCTCCCAAAGATTTTTGTACATAGCCATAAAATTCTTGTTTAAGTATGTCGGTGAATAAATCCACTCTTTCGATTCCATAGGATGATAAAAAGGATGTTCGAAATACAGGCCCTTTTCCTTTTCTACTGGATACCGAATCCCCTTTTATTGCAAAGACTCCACCTGCAAATTGAGATACAAATTGATAAATTATATCTTGTCTATATCCGGAGTCAATAAAACATAAATCAATAATAGATCCATTGTAATCCGAGTAAAGAAATTCAGTCAAATCTGAATAGGTAGAGTTTTCAATTTGACTTGTATCTCCCGAAAATACCCTATATTCTATCGAATAACTTTCGAAATTTCTTAGCCATCCTACTACTTCCAATTCAATCCGATCCGCCTGTATGTCGACACCACAAGTAATCAATAATGGTTTTACATCGGTCGGTAAATGTCTGGAATCATAGCCACCTTTTCGAAGCATAACTTTTTCATAGGCAATTGCATTTTTACGATTTTCCCATGGCATACCGATAACAGTATTTTGGAATACTTTTAACTTTGAAAAATTCCCTTCGCTCAAAATCCATTCTTCGCAAATCGATTCCCATGTTCTGAGTCCTATACCTGCATACCATGAAGGTAAATAGTATGACACATGATTTTCTTTTTGACTTTTTGCAGTTGAAATCCATTTTGCACCATTTTTAGGATCTAAAAAAAATGTTTTATCTGAGTTTTTCCATTTTGAATCACAAAAAATACAACGATAATGAACCGATTCTCTTATAAACTTACCATCTTTTTTTTCGTAATGTATTCCACCTCGACCATTTTCATCGGGGTAAAAACTTAGAACTTGTAGCTTTTTACATTTTTTACAAGGGACGTGATACTTTCTTTGATCACCTAATTGATATAATCTCCAAATTCTTGACGATTCTAATTCGGTCGGAGTTGATCCGTAGATTTTTTTTCTTGTGTCTTCGAATGCATCAAAACGTCTTTCAATAATATCCAAAAAATCACCTTCTTTTTTTATCTCTCCAAAACTTGCGTCGATTTCGTCAAATAATCCATATCTAATAGATACGTTTCTTAATTTGCTTCCTGAATTGGGCCCTATTGCTAAAAGAAAACCTCCAAGAAATTCTTTTTTTGATTTTGTATTACCTGTTTTTTTGTTTTGGAAATTGTCAGCTTGTGCAAAAATCTTGTCGCTAATATTTGCCGATTGAATCATTTTATCAATTCGCAATTCCATATTATTTTCAGCCATGGTTTGGTCGCCACTTGTGAATATAGACGGCCCAGGTGATTCGTCGATAATCCATCCAATTAAATTTTCAAGCAATCCGACATTGTAACCAATTTGAGCACCTTTAAGAATTGCAATGCTTTCTATATTGGATGATTCTGAAAAGTTATCTATAATTTCTTTGAAATACGGAGTTGGAGTCCATGAGAATTGACCTGGCATGTCGGTTGTCCCCACTGGCATACTACGTTTATTTTCAGCCCATTCCGAAGGTTTAACCGATGTGGTTTTTGTAGGAATGAATTTTGTTATACGATTAGAGATTGATTTTTCAGATTTTAAAATCCAATCCGGATCTACAATTTCAGATAATTCAATCATCGGATTCTCC